TTAGCGAATATGGCTAAGAAATAGGTCTGTTGTCGCTTCAGCAAGTTCGTCCTCAACTTGGTTATAACGATCGGTCATATAGACTTTTGTATGCCCCAGCGCCTGGCTTAATTGTTCAAGCGGAACTCCTGCAATAATGCTTTGAGTCGTGAAGAAGTGGCGCATCATGTGAGGTGTTACATGCAATCCTGTTGCTTCATTCACTAGATTGAAGTTTCTATTCAGCTGGTTTGGATTGATGAGACCACCTTTCTCGTTGATAGTTATATAATCCTTGTGCTGTTCCTTAATAATCCCTAACTTTCGCTTAATTTTAGAAGCCTCAGCTATCAGATAATAGATAAGGTCTGTTCCAATATCATCAAGGCAAATGTAGCGCTCTGAATCCTTCGTTTTAAGCCCTCCTTTCCCTTTCAAGGTCTGGTTGCTTCGGCTGTCTCTAAGATGCAGTATAGCCCGTCCGCTGTCGTTCTGAGTGATGTCCATTGGACGCAAACCAAAGACTTCTCCTCTTCTCAATCCAAAAATGGTAAGATAGGTCAGAGCGTAGAATTGTTTTGACATAATCTCTTCTGCCTTCGCTATCCAAGTCTTGAACTCTTTGAGAGTCACTTTCTTGTTAGCTGCAGGAATATCACTACGACCTATGAAAACACCTTTCAAGCGGTTTGAGAGCAGATTTCCATTTTTCACGGCATCGTTTAGCAATGCCATGAAGCTAGAATTGAGGGTTTGAACAGTGTATCTGGTATGGTTCTGCAACTTTTCAGCGATAAAGAGTTCATACTCATTTCTATCCAAATTTTTAAGCTGGACAGAACCAAATTTGAGTTTGATATGATTCTTATAGAGATTATCATTGAGGTAGTAAGAAGTGTCATTCCAGCGCCCTGTTGACAATCTCTTTTCAGAATAGATATCCCAATACTGATCAAGCGTTAGATTCGTATTGATACCTAATTCTTGTTCTTGTATTTGTTGCTCAAGCTCTACCAAGGCTGCACGAGCTTGAGGGAGAGTTGTGAAACCACTTTTACTTTTCTCTCTTTTTTTACCTCGGAAGAAAAAAGAACGTCTGACATAGTAACGCTTGCCTTTAGCAGTCTCATAGTAATAGATATTTGGGTATTTTGTTTTATTATATTTCATTGTATTCTCCTTGTTTATCGGCTTCTGGACAAGGTCTAAACATTGAGAATATTGACATCACCCCTTTCATGGTGTAAAATAGGGTATAGAAAAGAGGCCTTTTTAATGGCTGATTTTTATACAGGATAAGCTTCACAATCAAACTTTGGCGAGGGCGATTGTGGGTTTTTTTTATTTTTTAGCGAGACGCCACACTGTTAAATCCAGGTAGTAAGTTAAGTCACTTTTACGAGAAATGACTCTATTAGTTTCAATATTGAGGGTTTTATATGGTCCTCCTCTACCTGTAAGAATTGCATCATATCTGTAATTGGGATTAGATATGTAGGGTGAAACTTGTGTTGCAATCATAGCTGGTAGGTATCCAACAAAAATATTATTCACTAAAACTTTGACAGCATTTTTATCATGAGGATTTGATGGTTCGGGCAGTAGATGGACATCTACTGTTTTTAATTTATTGTATTTATAAACTGGTTTATATGTTTCCAGCATATAAGATTTCAAACTCTTGTTATCTTTCCCGAAATAGTGGATCCCTCCAGAAAGAAAATCAGCAGCAAGCTCAGCCTCTTCTTTATGATAATTTGTCCCCATCAACAAGAAATCATCATGGAAAACAATTGTATCAATCTGTGGACTGTAATTTTCAACTTTCTTCTTTTTCTCTCGATTTGCAGTTAAACGACCAATAATGTAAGTTATAAAACCAGTAATAAACAAGAAGAAGCCGAGAGGTAGAAATAAAAATAGGAATATAGCACCTAAAACCATAAAGACAAGTCCAGCTTCTTTATATTCTTTTGGAGTGTGTTGCTTTTTGCTGTTAGAGGCAATAATAGATTGCTGTTTGTTGGTAACTACTTTCTTTTTTCGCTTTTTAGATGATTTAAACAAATCCGAAAGTCCAAAGGTTGTCTTATGATAAACCTTGTTATACATAGCTTTCTTTGGATTTTTAACCCATCCCATCCCTTTTTTACCATAGCCAGGGATAATAGCTTTTTTAGCCTGTCTTTTCCATTTACTAGTAGTTCTAGCTTTTAAACTTCTGGTCAGACTTGGTTTTCTCATTCCTATTTTCATAAGTTTCTCCTTTTAATTTTCTATCGGCATGAAGTTTCCGACAATTTTTCCAATGATTCTTGGATCTTCGTCATATGGTGCGAATTTATCTTTATACTTGCTATTGATAGAGACGAGTCTGAGACCGTCTTTTTCTTTATAGACTTTCTTGATATAAGTTTGGCCATCCCAGTCAACTGCATAAATGGCACCATCGTAGTCAAAACCTGTTTCTTTGATAAGAACGACCTCTCCATTCATGTACTTAGGTTCCATGGAATCTCCGAAAACCCAAGAAGCAAAATCGTGGTCTAGGTCTCTGTCATAAAAAACAGTGTCATAATTCCCATCGTTGAAGTATGAGAATCCAGTACCAGCTGAAAGTTTTTCAAAAACACGGTATTCAAAAAGCTTTTCCTCAATTGTGATTACTTTATTATTTTGCTCTTTCAATTGTTCATTAGCGTAGTTAAGAACCTTTTGTTTTCTCGGAGTTGATAGCTTGACAACCTTTTCAGTAATTTTGTGAACCAACGGGGAGGTTGGGATTTTCAATTCTTGTTGATTGTCTTCCCATCCCATCAAGTCTCCAGGTGATACATTTAATTTGTCAGCGATTTTTTTTAATACTTCAGGTCCAACCTTTTCAATATCTCCTTTTTCGTACCTAAAAATAGTAGAACGAGAGACACCTACACTTTCTGCAAGCTCGTCCGCAGACATTTTCAACGCTTTTCGACGTTGTTTTATTCTTTCTCCGACATTCATTTTTTTACCCCTTATTATATATTACACAATAATTTTACAACATTAGTCGCAAAAATGCAATATAAAAAGTTTCAAAAATGCGATTTTCTTGTTGACATTTCTTTTTTTATCAGTTATACTTAAAACAATAAGTCGCACAAACGCGACAAATGGAAAGGAGCAGATATGGTAAATGTATCGAAATTAAAAGGAAAAATTATCGAACGCAATACTACTCAAGAGGCTTTAGCAAAAGATATTGGGATTGATAAGAGTACGTTCTATAGAAAAATGAAACAAAATGGTAGTTTCTCTATACAAGAAGTAAACTTGATTGTTTCTTCCCTCAATCTTTCAAAAGACGAAGCTTTATCTATTTTTTTTAGCGAAACAGTCGCATAAACGCGACAAATAGAAAGGGGAATGGATGGAAGAACTAAAAATAAGAGCAGATGGCATTTATTTGAATAACCAAAAATTAAAAGGTGTGCAAGCAATCAAAACAAAAAGCACGGTTGAAAGCCACCATGCTACTGTCTACTTAAAATTTATTGCCAAGCTGATTTGAAATGAGGTTGGTATTTGATTTCGTTATATCACAAGCAGAAAGGAGAACGGAATGAACGAACTAGAAAGAACAGCCCTCAACGAGATATTGAGGACCGTGACATATATTGCTGAGAAGTTGGATGAGTTAGATGCTAGGTTTTCTCAATCAGAAGAAGTGAAAACCAAGGCTTCGTCCGCATCGTAATCAGCTGCGATAAATTGAGCTACTGAAAGAATAAATTTCTTTAAATCTTGGATGTCTTTGCCATCATGTCTACGAACATAGTGAGTTTCATCATTTCCAATCCAAGCGACGGATTTTGCTAAAACTTGAATTTTTGGAAAATCATTTAAGTAGTCAGCAATTACTTTCCCAAGCATGATTGATTTGATGTGTTCTTCGTCAGATGGATTTTTTGAAATTACGTAGTCCTTTATGAGGAATTCAGCTGCTTTCCGATAGCCAACACCTGCTATTTGATTCAATGCCTCAGATTCAGCGACGGTTGCTTGGGAATAGATTTCGACAAAAACAGGAGAAACTTTTTCTATGTTTTCAGGGAGTTTAACCTTGATTGGAGGACGGTAGGTATAATCTACCATTGATGCACTATCAAAATTATCATTGATATATTCTATCACAAAATATTTCAAACAATCTTCAAAAGAACATCGAAAAATAACGGAAAATCTCCCTTCTTCTGAAATACTTGTTCTTTCAGAGCTTGTACTTTGTCCAACATGTAGAGGAGACATGGTTCTACCGCAGTGAGGGCATTTCGAAGGAGTATCAATTGTAACGGTTGTTCGCATATCTCTAAAATAAATCTCGACATTAAGTTTCATAAGCAATCTCCAATCGTTTTTATTATATTATACCAAATTTAGAAAGGAATACTATGAACGAAATTTTTAATTTTCACGGGCAGGAAGTCCGTACTTTGACAATTGATGACGAACCTTGGTTCGTTGGGAAGGATGTAGCAGATATTCTGGGGTACCAAAACGGTAGTCGAGATATTAACCGTCATGTAGATGATGAAGATCGTCAAAACTACCAAAACGGTACTTTTGGAAATAGAGGTGTTACTGTTATTAACGAATCTGGTCTTTACTCTCTTATCTTATCCAGCAAGTTGCCTCAAGCTAAGGAGTTCAAGCGTTGGGTGACATCAGAGGTCTTGCCAGCTATTCGGAAGCAGGGTGGTTTCATTCGTGAGGATTTGGATGAGGATGCCTTTATCGCTCTCTTTACTGGTCAAAAGAAATTGCGTGAGCAACAGGCGACCATGCTAGAAGATATTGACTATCTGAAGAGTGAGCAACCGATTCATCCAAGCTATGCTCAGTCGCTCCTGAAGAAGAGAAAGGCTAGGGTTGTGGCATGTCTGGGTGGTATTGATAGCCCAGCTTATGCGGATAAGATTTTTGCTCAGTCGGTATTTAGACAAGCTGAGATTGACTTCAAGGATCATTTTAATATCAGTCGCTATGACTTGCTACCGAAAAAGTTTGCAGAAGCCGCATTGGCCTACTGGATGACGTGGGAGCCAAGCACTAATACCAAGATGAAAATCATGAAATTGAACTCATTTGACGAAGGGTAGGAGGGGAAGAAGATGGACAATGTTCTACTTTCACTATCTGAATGGATTAAGTCCATTATCAAGGACACAATCACAAGGCTAGTCGAAATAGAAAAAGATAGTGATCACTATCCAGAGTTGATGGATGTGAACACTACCTGTGATTTTCTAGGAATTAAGTATGCCACATTTTCAGATAATTATCGTTACTTAAAGGGATTTCCAAAGGAATTACCTGGTAAGAAATGGTCAAAAAGAGCCATCAAAGAATGGCTCTCTAATCAAATATAATAACTTTACTAAAAGGCTTCTGGACAAGGTCTTAGCAAAATTATTTGACTATATTATAACACAAAAAGAGGATAAAAAACATGAACAATTTACAAATTATCGCAGTATGCACAGCAGTGTCAGTAGTCTTGATTGAATCGCTGATTATGAATATCAAGCTGAAAATGGCCATGAGAGCAAAAAAGAACATTCAATTTCAAGCGCCACAAGTTGAAAAAGGCTTTATCGATTTTAAAACTGGTCGACGTGTTGACATTGATCCCGTGACACGAAAAGAAACATTTGTGGATTAAAACGGAGGGTATCAATGGTAGTTAAAAACAAGCGATACTACTGGATTCAACTAGCTCAGGATTTTTTCAAGTCTAAAGAAATGAAACTACTTCGTAAGATTGCAGGTGGCGATACGCATACTATCATCTATCTCAAAATGATGTTGATTAGTTTAGAGGATGGCGGGCACATCTACTATGATGGACTTGCTGACAATCTAGCTGAAGAAATCGCTCTTGTCATTGATGAGAATGTTGAAGATATTAAAATTACTTTGATTTTCTTGGAGAGTAAGGGTTTGCTGACTAGAATAAATGACAGAGATTATTTCTTAGAACAGGTTCCTGAGATGGTTGGGAGCGAAACGGCGAGCACTCGTAGAAGTCGCAAACATAGAGAGTTGAGGGGGTTGCATTGCAACACCATTGCAACAACTTGCAACGGAGATATAGATATAGATATAGAGAAAGATATAGATACAGAGATAGAGAAAGAAAATAATAAGACGATTGTTAGTTCCAGCTTATCTGAAAATTTGAAACATAGCGGTATTCGGATAAACAATAAACAACATCAACAGCTGCTTGAATATGTAGGACTTGATGGAATGAGTTTTGATATGTTGAACCGTGCAGTGGAGATAACTTCTGAGGTTTATCAACCTAGTTTCAAGTATTTGAGAGGGATTCTTGAAAATTGGAAAAAGAAAGGTTTTACAACTATTGAACAGGTAGATGATAATGACCAAAAATATAAAGATAGCAAGAACTCCCATCTTCAAGGAAGACAACAAAATGAAAAAAAATCAGAACAGGGGGCTAAGGACGAATGGGGATTTTAGAACTTATTGAGCAATTTGAAGATGACTTTTATCCGATCAGCGACGAAAAGAAATCTTTGCTTATAAAACAACCTCTTTCTACCGTTACTGCTTGCTTGTCAGATATGGCTAGCTGGAAAGCTTGTGGGGGTAAGGTATCATGGTAACTGATGCACTCGAGGAGATGGCCTTATCTTACCATAGAAATACTGAACAACAGGCTGAAATTTGCGAAAAGCATGGGATTCCCTTGATCAAAATCCTCCGGACAAATGATGTCCTTTGTCGCTTATGTGAATCGGAACGGCTCCATGCAGAGAATCAAATAAAGGTCAATGAGTTGGCTGATGCTGAGCATGAACGAGAGCGGAAGTTCTATCTTGAGAGATTCTCTCTCTATGATGATGTACTGAAAAATGCTACTCTTGATAACTTTGACACACCGACTGAAAAAGAAGCTGAAAAGTTGAAGTTTGCTAAAAAAATTTGTAGAGAGTGGGCTGGTGGAGCGAGAAACAATGTTGTTTTTCAAGGCGAAGCTGGAACGGGTAAAAGCCATCTTGCTTTTGCCATTATGAAAGCCTTATCAGAAACTACAAAAGAAATTGCTATTTTTATCAATGTCACTGACTTGTTAATGAAAATCAAGGCGGACTTTAGTCAGGAAGAGTTTCTGGTTAATAAAATCGCTAGTGCAAAGTTTTTGGTCTTGGATGATCTTGGTATGGAGAAGGATAGCGAATGGTCGTTTACTATTCTCTACAATATCCTGAATAAGCGTTCAAATACAATCATTACCACCAATTTGACTTCTGCTGATATTCAGAAAAGATATGGCAGACCCTTTATGTCCAGACTGATGAAGGGTGTAGATAAAGACCATTTAATGGTTTTCAACGACTTGACAAACAAGCGGAAGCAATATTTTTAGAATGGAGGTGGCTGATGTTTATTTTAAGACATGGGACAAGAGAGGATAAGCCCTTTCTGATGTCCGCAGTTATCGGAGTGACTGGCTTGGACATTTCATGTTCTGAGGAGAAGAAAGCCATGCGGTTTATTTCTCGGGCGGCTGCCGTACAGGTTGGCAAGGCTTTGAGGGGTTCCTTTGGGAACTTTTATCCTGTTGAGGTGGAGTGATGTTAGAACTTTACTTCGTCTATAACGGGCACTGCAAGTTTTTCCTTGGGAGGTTTGACAATGTGGATGAACTTATCGAACAGATGAAAGACCATCAGTGGGCATTCTCTGGCATTACTAGACCAAGATTTAAAAAATATATCGGAAGAAACGATATACGTTTTGATTATGGTGCGGTAGATTGCTATTACTTAGCAATAAAATCAACGTGCCGCGAACCACGTTAAAAGCGAGCTAGAATATGCGTCAGACTTGGACGAATGACGTATAAAGAATTTGCTAG